GAGTTCAAAAAATCAAATGGAGTCCAGAAAGCACATTGTGTAATCTTGACTGATGGTGAAGCAAATCATCTCTCTGTGCTTACTAGATATCAGTACAAAGGAGAAGATCGTACTGGTTCAACTAGACTCACTATGAACTCATATGTTCGTAATAGAAAAACCGGATACACTTATGCAGTGCCAAAAGAATACTATAACTTTACGGGAGTCCTTCTAGAAGACCTTCGACAATCATTTCCTGAGGTAAACTTTATCGGTATTCGTTTAACCTGTGGTCGTGAGTTGCGTAGTTTTATTCGTAGGTATCATATCCTTACCGAGACAGAAGAAAAGATGATTCGTAAAGAAAAATCTTTTACTATTAAAGATTCTGGATATACTAAGTACTTTGGTATCCTTACAAGTTCTCTTCATATGGATACTGATTTTGATGTTGACGAGGGAGCATCTAAGGCAAAAATTAAATCTGCCTTTGTTAAGAATCTTAAAGCAAAAGCACTAAATAAAAAAGTGCTGAGTCAGTTCATGGATCTGGTCTGCTGACCACCCATCAAACTGTCCAAACGAGGGGGAAATCGACCTCCTTTGTCCTATACTATCTTTGTTGAACAAACCAAGCACATGGCACTTTCTACTGAATACGTCGTTACGTCCCTTCAAAATCTTTATGGTGATTCAATCACTGCTGCTGATGTTCGTGCATGGTGCAGCATGAATGGAAGCACATATCAGACGGTTTCTAAGAAACTCGATACATATAAGTCTGGTCGTGGTCGTTGGAATCTTACTGCTCAAGAAAAACTGGAACATTCATATCAAGCACCTTCTTCTACTCCTCCCATCGAACAGACTCTTATTCCAGAAAAAGATGATACTTTCGTCAAGTTTGGTACGTTTGGTGATATTAAGAAGATTATTCAGTCCGGTTTATTTTATCCTACGTTTATTACAGGTCTTTCGGGTAATGGTAAAACTTTCTGTGTTGAACAAGCATGTGCTCAACTCAAGAGGGAACTGATTCGTGTCAACATTACCATCGAAACTGATGAAGACGATCTTATTGGTGGGTTTCGTCTTATTAATGGCGAAACTGTTTGGCATAACGGTCCTGTCATCGAAGCTTTGGAACGTGGAGCTGTGTTGCTTCTAGATGAAGTTGACCTTGCTTCTAATAAAATTCTTTGCCTGCAATCTATTCTTGAAGGTAAAGGTGTTTTCTTGAAGAAGACTGGATTGTTTGTTAAACCCACGGAGGGATTCAATGTTATTGCAACTGCGAATACTAAAGGTAAAGGCAGTGATGACGGTCGCTTTATTGGAACCAATGTTCTAAATGAAGCATTCTTAGAACGCTTCTGTGTTACTTTTGAGCAGTCCTATCCCACTCCTGCTACTGAGCAGAAGATCTTAGAAGGAATCTGTTCGGAACTTAGTATTGCCGATAAGACGTTCTGCAAGAACCTTGTTGATTGGGCAGACATTATTCGTAAGACATTCTTTGATGGAGGCATTGAAGAAGTCATTAGCACTCGTCGGTTGGTCCACATCATTCGTGCTTATAGTATTTTTGGTGATAAGTCAAAAGCAATTCAAGTTTGTGTGAATCGTTTTGATGAAGAAACTAAAGCATCTTTCTTAGAACTTTATGATAAAGTTGATGTTGACTTTCAGATGGACACTGATAACATCTATGCAATTGACGGGGGTTCTAATATTTGATATAATATGGGGAGGTAAATATGCCTTCCCGAATGAATGCCTGGTCTTTACTTTATGAGGAATTAAAAATGAGTGAAAATTTTGAAGATCGATACGAAGATGGTATCAAGTCAAAACATTATTATGAGTATGATAGAAACGATATTAATAGAGAAAATCCATTTAGTTCAATAAGTGACGCATCACCAGAAGATTATCAATCTTTCTGGGGAAGTGGAGACTATATGATTGCTGGCATCTCTGGAAGTGATTCTTCAGATACGATTAGTTTTGGAGCAGCACAAGCAGCACAAGAAGTACCGACAGTGCTGGGAGGACAAGACGTTATTAGTTTTGATTTTAATCCACCTGCTGCTCGTCCCTCAACCATTCATACAAGACAGAAGTATAGTGAAGATGCAATCATTAAGGAATTAAAAGATTACATCACTAGAACATATGACCAGCACTATTCTGCTGGTGATGATAAGATTCAAACTCTGGATCTTATCGAAGCTTGCGGTGATGGCGAGGCATTCTGCCGCAGCAACATTCTCAAGTATGCGTCACGATATGATAAGAAGGGTACTGCCCGTCGTGACATTAAGAAGATTCTGCACTATGCTGTCCTTCTAATGCATTTCAACGATAAAAACGCGAAACGCGAAACCTATCCTCAGTGATATGAAACTCAAATCAAAAACTATGAAATTATCTGAATCCACTGTCAATCTTCTTAAGAACTTCTCAACAATCAACCCATCAATCCTGTTCAAGCAGGGTAGTAAGTTGCGTTCTATTTCTGTGCTGAAGAACATTTTGGTTGAAGCAACTATCGTTGAAGAGTTTTCCAAAGACTTTGGAATCTATGACCTTAATCAGTTTCTCAACGGACTTTCTCTGCACCATAATCCTGAACTAGATTTTACTAGTAATGATTTTGTTGTTATCAAAGAAGGTAAGATGCGCTCTAAGTACTTCTTTGCCGATCCTTCAGTGATTGCTTGTCCTCCTGATAAGGAGATTTCTCTTCCAACTGAGGATGTATGCTTTGCATTAAGCAGTCAACAACTTGAGAAACTTAAGAAGGCAGCATCCGTCTATCAACTTCCTGATATTTCTGCTGTTGGGGAGAACGGTGTCGTCAAAATGGTAGCTCGCGATAAGAAGAATGATACCTCTAATGACTTCTCTATCATTGTAGGTGAAACTCAAGATGATTTTATTTTCAACTTTAAGGAAGAGAATCTGAAGATTGTTCCGGGTTCTTATGATGTAGTAGTATCTTCAAAACTTTTATCTCGGTTCAGTAATCAAAATGTCGATGTCACGTATTACATTGCCCTTGAACCTGACTCGTCCTTCAATTGATGTTTGGATGAGAGTAATAGGCAGTTCTCTTGCGATTGTTGCCTATTTTATTGTTATTCATGTTGATGTGATGGTGGGGGTGATGACTCATTTCATTGCTGATTTTATTTCAGTTCCTTACTTTGTCCGTACAAAGTCCTGGGATGTGGTTATAATGTTAGTATTCCTACTGACGATTTCTCTGTCAAAATTGTTATGAACATTTTTGTAACTGACCCAAGTCCATACAAGTCTGCTATGGTTCTCCCTGACAAGCACATCGTCAAGATGCCCCTAGAGACCTGTCAGATGCTTGCTATTGTATGTTCTGACAAGTGGGGTCATAACTTCGGCACTCTTCCTAGAGCAGATGGTACTCCCTATGCTACTGAGAAGGGTGCTTTTCGTAATCACCCTTGTACGAAGTGGGCAAATGAGTTTGTGACTAACTGGCAGTGGTTGCTTATTCACGGACTTGCTATGTGTGATGAGTACACTGCTCGCTATGGTAAGGTTCACACCTGCCAGAAGACCCTTCTAGCAGCAAAGGAGATACTTCCTACAGCAGATCCTCAAGGTCGCAGTGGGAAGGGTCCAACACCCTTTGTATTTGCTGGACCTGATGAGTTTAAATACGATGAAGGTATTGATATTTACGATAAGTACAAAATGTATATTTCATCTAAACCATGGGTAAAAGATAATTATCTTCGTATCCCAGATCGCAAACCTGATTGGGTACAATGAAACATATTCTTTTTACCTTAAAAGGTTGTCCTTTTGATTTGCTTGATAACAAAGATTTCATACGAATGGTTTTGTTTAGAGCAGCAAAAGAATGCAAATCAACACTGCTTGATTTGACAGTACATAAGTTTGAACCGCAAGGTGTGACTGGAATTGCTATGCTTGCTGAGAGTCATCTCAGTATCCATACTTGGCCTGAGAATGGTATGGCAGTTTGTGATGTCTTCACTTGTGGGGATACCGCTATACCTGAAAATGGTGTAGAATAT